CTACCATATTGTGGTCGTACCAACCGAAGGTACCTGAGCCGAGTGGAACATGAGGTATGGCAAAACGCCGTTCCTCAAGCACTCTCGATTTAGCATAGTCGGCGACACCGTACCAACCTCGTTTAACGAAGTTGTTGTGAGTTTCGACGCTAGAGGCAATCGACTCAGGCCGGGACACGTCAGGGTAAGTGATGGTATACGTGGGCGTGACATCATGTCCGTTCCACGCATCCAAACCGCAAGACTCTCGGAACATTCCAGTTCCGAATGTCTTTGCTTGGTTAACCTTTAAACCAAGGTCACTTAGCAACCCCTGAAGCTGTTCCCAACAGTCAATGGGAATGATAATATCATCCCCAAAGACAAGGACCTCCCGTGAGGCCGCACGGACGCTGCTTATTGTAGGACGGATGCCTCTAGAATAGAGGACACTCGACACCGCAAGTATGCAGAAGACGTACGACTGAACAGGAAAGGTGCACGCTGAACCCATACACGCAAACTTCCTTAGCAAATGATGCTTTGGAGACTTGCGATCGATGGTGTTAACCACCCACCTAGTCCGCGAAGCGTGAAGAGCTTCAACAAGAGACGGAAGTCTCCTGAAGATACGCTCGACAAGCCAGCATGACAGGCGATCAGACGCACTCGACAAATCAATAGTCGCGTGTGACTGAGTATGGGAAGCTCTCAGAGCGAGCCTCTGATTGTAAGTCTGATCACGAAAGTGAATAGACGAAGCAATCGGAGTACGTCGCAAAGAGCTCGTGAGGAAGTCTAAGATAGATTGCTGACACCATTGATGGCTGACAGGTTCCGCGGCAATAAGCCGAGGACCCTTAAGCGTCTTTGGGACAGCAATAAGCTTAGAAGGTGGTTCATGACTTCGAAAGAGGTCTTGAGCACCATCACGAGAGAGAAACTCGACCCAAGAGTCGTAGTTGGCAAAGCCAAACTCTGACATAGGGAAGACATTCTCTAGCTTGGCTGGCCAGGTTGGAAAG